TTCTCCACCCCAAACAACAACGCTCTGAATATTAGACTGTTTTAATAACAGTGCTTTATAATCTTCCGCAGTAACAACTCTATTTTGCGCTTCATATGCTTTAGGTGCACTAAATTTAATTTTATTAACCGACTCTCTATCTGCACCACCTGCTGCAGGATCATCTTGTGTAAATGTTATATCGGTTACATTATCAACTGATCCTGAAAATACCAAATCTTGAATATCATTTGCATCTTTGCCATTTGAAACAAGATAATCAATAATAACAATATTTGCGTCATCAAGGCCAACACCTAAAACACCATCACCAAAAAATATCTCATACAATCCATCTTCAACTTCTTCTAGAAAATACACCTCAGACGTTGATGTAACTTCAATTAAATTGTCTGGTTTTGTAAACACTCGTTGCGTAGTATCGCCTGCGGAATTTTGAATTGTCACAGTCATTGTACCGGTGTCGGCATTCGCATTTGGTATTAAAAATCTTTGTTGAGAGTCTAACTTATTGACGGTATAACTTTGTCTTAAATATGTACCCTCTTTAAGTGTTATATTATCTGTTGCATATACACCATCGCTAGCTGTAATGCTGATAGATTCTGTTGTATTAAATGTATATGATATACTATCTATTGTGCCAGTAAACGTTGTATAAGCAGGAATAGTAATTGTTGCTGGTGCACCACCAGTTGTCGCAACCAAAAAAGATCCTGTGATTGTCGCTGAAGTTATTGATCTGGGCAAATAGTTTAGTGATCTGGCAATTGCTACGACTGAGTTTCTTTTTTGTGCCGTTGCAAGAAAATTCTCATTTGCTATCATGTTCAGGTAGAATGCATTATAGTATGTATTATATGCTAATACATCCAATAAAACTTGCATACCTGAACCGTCAAAATTATAATCACGAAATTGATCCTGGGCTCTAAGATAATTTACGAAGTTTGATTTTATACCTTCGAAATTTAAAGCTCCAACTTTTAGATCGTTAGAAATTGCCATTATGACACCTTCTTAATTGTTGTTTCTAATGTTGTTTTTATATTGGTGTTAATAATATTATAATCGACTATAACTTCAACACTATTTTCTCCAATAGTGCTTTTAATTTTAGTAACGTTGACTCTTGGTTCAAATTTTTTAATACAGTTATAGACACTTTCATTCAATTGACTTTCAGCAAATATACCACTTGAAAATGCATATTTGTAAACGTCAGATCCATAATCAGGTCTAAATGGTCTTGTTCCTCTTCTTGTCTTGAGAAGATTTGAGAGGGATCTTTTAATGGCAACTTCGTCCGTGACCGGACGAACATCTCCAGAAACGGGATGTGGAGTAAAATCTAAGGATAAATCTTTGTAAAATACGGTAGCCATTATCTATTTATTCTACCTTTTCACCAGTTTTTGTGTCTTGGATTTCTTTTCTACGTTCTTTAATTACTTTAGATATCTCAGCAAGTGCTTTTCTGGCCCTGGTGCCCGCTGATTTGTTTCCTTTTTCTTCAAATTTAGCATTCTCGGCTAAGTATGTGTCAAATAAATTAACAAGATTTTCGTGGTTTGTCATGATTATTCCTTTCAAATGTATTGACAAATTAAAAATAGCTTTGTATAATGGCTGTGTTCCGTTTCATATAACATAATTTAAGGTACAACTGGTAATGTTTTAGCAATTTCAATTTGAACATCTTGTGCATCCTGTTCATCTTTGATTAAATCAATCTCAGCATCTTGTGCATCCTGTTCATCTTTAATATCAGAAGGTGTGTATGTAACTGTACTATCAGAAAGTGTAAGCGTATTACCAGAAATACTTACATCTTTACCAGATAATGTTAAATTACCTGTAGCTGTAAGGGATAAATTACCATTAGCATCAATTACAATAGATGTTCCTGATTTATGTGATATTGTGATTGACTCAGAATCCGTAGCGTCACTTAATTCAATCTTTTGTCCACCAGATGTTTCAAATCTCATCAATGGTCCAACTGAGTTATTGTCAGCCGTTTCATAGATAATTATCTTATGACCACCCTTTGTAACCCAATATGTTGTATTTTTAATAGCAATCGAATCATTCTCTGCTATTTCTTTGAATGCTCTAACGTGTTCATACAAACCAGTTTGTGAATTATAAACTCTTTTTGGCTCTTCACCGAAATAAAGTTTCTCCCATCCTTTACCTTCAGGATCAAGTTGACCTGCTGCCATATCCGTTGGTATTGATGGAAAATATCCTATGATGGCAGGCTCTTGGGCCGAAACTCCATCTAAGAAAAATCCAAGAACCCATTCACCAACTTCCATTGATGAATATAAATTATGTGTATTTACCGGCATAATTGCTGTGGCCCATGGTAAATCCTCTTTAGCCACAACTTTAACTTTTACACCATTATCAGTGGTTTCATCCTTTTTTCTAGGATGATATCCAAAGATTCGCACTCGGCATCGACCGAGTTTCAGTGGATCATCAACATCCTCTACGATGCCAATCCACCAGATAAATCCATCTTGACCTAAAAAATTTCTCATTTAACCTTTGTGCTTAAAGAATTGAATTCTACGCTCTTGTTTTGCAACCCATTCGTCAGATGGTTTGCCTTCACCATCATAATACGCTAAAGGTTTACCAGTTTTCTTTGAGACTAATGCCCATTTACCATCAACTTGTTTGAGCACTTCTGAAATCTCCACACCAAATACCGCTTCTTCCCACTCTTCTTGAGATAATGGTGCGGCATGAATATAATCTTTAAACCGTTTCATAGTTTGTCTAACTCTTTGGTGTCTAATGAATTCGGTGGTACATTATCTTTAATCCATGCAAAGAGTTCTTTCTTCACGTTCACATCTGGTTCCATTGCTTTGCCTGGTTTCTTTAGTGTAATATACTTAAAATCTTTTACAATCAAATCATTTTTATCATACTTGCCCATGTTCTTATAAGGCTTACCAGTCTTTGGATCAAGCCATACAACGGTGTTCTCACGGTTGTTTAGGACTACATAGAAACCACCATCAATTTCTTTTGGTAATCCAGTCTTAACTAACTCAAATACTGTTCTTGCTGCACCTTGATGCGTCTGAAGGAGAATGTCAGCAGGAACAACTCGTGCTCTTTCTGAATTGTTTTTAATTGCTACTTGATAGTTTGTGAGCACCCAAGTAATATGTATACTCTTCGGATCGTAGCCCATCCGCATAAGTTTTGGCACGTAGGTGTTCAAATCATCCATATCTTTGAACGTTGTATCAAATATAATGTTAGGCAGTTTACCTTCTTTAGCACCATTCAACATCAAATCAATGAGTTTATCTTTTGCACCAGTTGCTCGGACTAATACATGAAGTGCAAAGACATGCTCAGGTGTTCTCAGATTTAGATTCTTCATGCTGTAATCACGATCTAGAACTTGTTTTTGAACAATTTCCATTTCATGTGGTTTAATCTTGCTGCCATATTTGTCTAGCAGTTGCTTCATAGTAAATTTATTCAGATAGTCCAACTTCTGGAATGCCATCTTCAATTCGTCAACGTCAATGACTTTGAACTTAGGACCTTCCATAAAGTTGCTGATTGCAAATCCTTTACCACTGCCAGCACCACCTGCTAAGAAAACAACTTGACCATATGCTTTGCCGCCATTATAGACAATTTGTTTTTCATGTAGATGCTCTAAGTAATTATATTCTTTTTTATGAAAAAACTCTGTGAATTTCATTTAATTTATTCCTTATCCTGGTGTATATCCATTTGCTTTCATCCAATCTATACTACCTTGATCAACTCCAGCTGCGAGTAATTGTGCCTCAGTAATTCTTTTTGTATTGTAAAAGTTTATTTTTTCACTTGCTGTTAATGTAAACCAATTTACTGGCAAAACTATATTTGCTAATGCTGCACTCTTTCTCACTAAGATTTGATTCGCAATTTCATTAGACTCTTTGACAACTTTCTCTTTTTTAGCTGGTGGATTAATTTTATTATTAATCAAAGTTTCGTTTGCGATCAGCACTTCAGATGTTAGATTATTTAACGTATCAGGATATAATACTGTTATTGCTTCTTTTACATTTTTAAAATCGCCTTTCTTAATTGAGTTTGCGATTAATGTCATACCTTTATCTGTTATAAGTTTATCAGCCCTAACGCCAAAAGTTGAAATCGCCTCTTCAGATTTTATAAAAGTTAAAGCAATTTCATCTAATGTTGCTGCCTTTGTCGTTAATATATTTTTCCAATAATCTAATCCAACTTTATCTGGACTTCTTCGTAAAATTTGCTTATATAAATTTCTTATATTAGAATCCGCATCAGATGTTGATCTGTAAGTTCTGGGCACAAGTGTTATACCAATTTTTGTTAATGCTGCTATTGATGTTTTATCTAAAGTGCCAGATGAGTCTCTTTTAGTTGATATTAAAGTTCCATGAATTACTTTAGTTTCAGTGGATATTGCATCAGTTTTTAATGTGTCGAGGGATGCGGATGGTGTTGTCGTTGCGTATTTTGCTTTTGATATTTTTGTTGTAGATTTTATAGCTGGTTTATTTTTAACTAAAGATCCTGAACTAGATCCTTTTACAGATGGTAATGATAAGTTAAATGTGTTCTTCTCAAAGTTTACCGCAGATGATCCTCTACTTAATTGAAGTTCTTTATTATAACTGTCACCGATAATTGTATGTTTTGCCGCTGTTACGATGTAATATCCTGAATATATGGGATCATCTTTTAATAGTGAATTTTTAGGATTTTGGATCTTATCAAAATGAGATGGAACTTTTAGGTTGACGATGCTTCCTGCACCAACATTATTTGTTCCACCTTCAACGACAACTTCTACTTTAAATAAATTTTTTAATATTTGTCCATTTATATTATTTGATAACCAATTTTCTTTACCGTAAGGATCATTGTATGATGATACGATTAATCTTTCTCCAGGAACTTCATCTCTACTGTCATCGTAATTAGAAAATATTGTATTCTTATATACCAAATTGTGACTATAGAAATCACCTTCAACTTCTTTATTTGTGTATCCAATTTTTTCTAAACTAAATGCTCTTGTCAATGGATCAATAGTGGTAATTTTTGTATTATAAAATCCAGTCATCATTACATCTAAATGATTAAATGTGCTTGCTCTTGTAAACTCGGGCGTTTTCAAAGTTTTTAAGTCTTTAACTGTCTGTCTTGTGCCAGCAGTATTGATTTGATATGCAATTGTATACGCATCAGATATGCCTTGATCAATTAAATTTTCAAAACTTCCAAAGTAATGTGGCGCATTCTCACCTTTTGTCGGCAATAATCTTTCAAAGCATACAAAAAATTTATTTTTTATGCACGATCTTTTTGCCAAATATTCTATGAGAACGTGTGGTTTTAATCCTGTACTAATAAAAGGGTCATTAAAAACTAAATCCGGATCTTCAATTGAAATTTCGTTCTCACTAATGTCAGAATAAATTCTTTGTATAGCTTTTTTAAAACTTATACCATTTTTAAATGTGCTGTAATATCTTCTCTTTAAAGACTGTATAAATGCTTTTGTTGTAAAATTTATTTCAAAAGTTGTATTTAAGTTTTTATCGACTGTGCTTTTTGAAATTGAGTGAACAACAAAATCTTGTCTCCAAACAAGTATTTCGTTTGTAATTGGTTTGGAAAGTTTAATTTCTATTTCTTCACCACCTGTAATTCTATATTTTTCTAGCATACCCTCTGTATCTTTTATTCCAACGATACCGGATACAGCAAAAGAAAACACATTTTCGAATAGTTCTATCTTGTTATATCTACCCTTTAGTGTTACAATTTCACCATAGTTTGTTTTAAGATTAAATTCGCTAACAAGAACCTTATCGCCTAAGTGTGTGTTTACTTGAGCGTCAGATTTTATTTTAGGTTTTGATTTTCCGATTGCCATTTTAAACGATTGGATTTTCCAATGATGATTTGAGTGCAGTATCTAATGCAGGTATGACGGCAGGATTTAATAACTTTATTCTTGATTTGATTATATTTTTTCTTTGCTCGTATTCATATACACTTTCAATCTTTCTTTCATTTGTGGATAAATTTGTGTAACTTGCAAGATCGATTTGATGATCAAAAATATTATAATATCTATATGATGTTTGTGCTGCGCCAATGCTACCATATTTATCCGCAATGTACTTATCAAATGCTTCAGATGACTTAGGCCAATCATCATAGATACTGTAAACATCATTTGTGAGTAAAATAATCCAATCGTAGTATTGATTACCATAAACTTTATATGCAACTTGATCTGGTCTTTCACCATCATGTACAATATATGGCGTGTAACTAATATACCTATAAGATTTTATAAACTCTTTAAATCGAATAGATTGAGTTAAATCAATTGCCGTAATTTGATCAAAATCATTGACGTTATATTGAATTCTTTGGAAAAGTGTAAAGTATGACATAACTTAAAATATAGTTTTAGTTAGTATCGAAGATTCTTGTGCTACGTCATTTCTTGTAAGGAGCACTGATTCTCTGAGAGATATGTTCATTATAACATCAGATGGAAAATAGTTTTCATTATCTCCTTCATAAAATGTCATTTTATTTTGAGACCCATAAGTAATTTGAACATTCTCAATAACACATAGTTTACTTTCAAACATTAGCGATTGCGAAGTGTCGCCACTTGATGCCATTACAATTGATAACTTACACATATCGGGATATCCAAATGTAAATGTGGCGCCAGCTGCCAGAGTTCCAACATCTTCATCATTGATCTGACCTTCCGCATTTAATCTAATGGCATCCCTTTCTTCTTCAGATAATTTTTCATCGTCCACATTTGCAGGATCAAAGGTACTTGATCCTAGAGTGCTTTGAAATCCTGATATTGAACTTTCACCTAAAGATGGTGATGACGCATATCTAAAAAGTGTAATAATATCACGCATTGCTTGCGCTTCATTTAAAGATGTGGGTCTAAAAGTAAAGCTAGGAGTAAATCTTCTAAACTGAGGGCCTTTATAGATTAATTGTTGAAAGTTATTAATCATTTGTCTAGTTAGAAATTCGGCTTGAGGCACTCCAGTTGCGCCTGCTGACAAAAATTTGCCTGCTGCACCTCCAACACCACCTAATAACTGTCTTCGCAACGCTTCTAATCCTGTTCCACCCGCTTTTTGTAATGTTTCTAAAAATCCGGAGTTTGTATCAAATGGTGTGCCAAAAATGCCTTCCTGTTCCTGAAATGGATTTGATAATGTTGTTTCAAACGTTCCAATCATACGAATAAATATTACGGGTAAAGAATCTGTTTCATTTCCGGTGTTGTCATAAAACTGAAATTTCATGACTGGACCCCAAAAATCTTTTTGTGCTTCTTGAAAACCAAACTCTAATACGCTTGTATTGTATAATTGCAAGTTTTGCACTTCAGAATTTGGTCTAAAATTAGTTTCCGTTGCCATTTTAATCCTTAATTTTTTACTTATTTATGTCTTATAAAGGTCGATTTGTACCAAAAAATTATCAAAAGTATAAAGGTGATCCAACCAATATCATCTTTAGAAGTCTTTTGGAAAGAAAATTCATGGTATATTGTGATACCAATCAATGGATCCTTCAGTGGAGTTCTGAAGAGATTATCATACCCTATGTGTCGCCAGTTGATAAACGGTGGCACAGATACTTTCCTGACTTCTACATTAAATATCGTGACAAAGATCATAACATCAGAGAATCACTGATTGAAGTCAAACCATATACGCAGATTTCGTCTCCTAAGATTAAGATGTCAGCAAGAGGAAAGCCGACAACACGATTTCTTCGTGAAGCTGTTACTTGGGAAGTTAATCAAGCCAAGTGGAAAGCAGCAATGGAGTATTGTTTAGATAGGAAATGGGAATTTAAATTGATGACCGAGAAAGAATTGAGATAAATAGAAAACTATGGCAATATTCGACAAAGTTTTACAGCAAGGTGCACGACAAGGAATTATTCCTGCGAAGACTAAGTTCGCCAGGGAATGGTATCGATCTGCTGCCGAAAGTTTATACAGCCGAAGAATTTCATCGGACACACTTTTAAGAGATGAAACAAGATTGGTAAATAATATAACATATGGTTATATGTATGGATTTGCGTATGATCCTAAATGGAAGAAAGAACTACCTTATTATGACCAGTTTCCTCTTATATTTCCTGTAGAGTTCCACAAGGATGGCTTTAACGGAATTAATTTCCACTATTTACCACCAATACTGAGAGCCAAATTAATGGACGCACTTTATACAACGGTAAATAATAAAACATATGACGCTACGACAAAAGTTAGAATTTCATACGATATACTCAAAGGCGTTTCAAAATTTAGATTATTTAAACCAACATTAAAAAAGTATTTAAGAAATCATATTAGATCAAATTTTCTTCAAGTATCATCTAGTGAATGGGATATTGCACTGTTCTTGCCAACAGAAAACTTTAAAAAGGCAAATAAAGATCAAGTTTGGGCAGACTCAAGAAAGAAAGTAGGATAATCGCATGTCATTTAGCATTTCAGATTTTAGAAATAATGTAGGTGCTTTGGCTCGTCCTAACTTATGGAGAGCAGAAATTGATACAAATCAAGCAGGCGGCGCTGCGGCTGCACCATCAACATTTTCTTTTAGATGCGAAAAAACGATTGCTCCAGGAAGAACTCTAGCGACCGTCGATGATATAGGATTTGGACCTGCATTAAAACTTCCGTATGAAACAACATATGAAGACTTAGACGTTACTGTAATTTGCGCTCAGGATATGGCTGAGAGAAAATTTTTTGAAGGATGGATGGACAATATTGTGTATACTAAATCATCCGGATCATCAGGAAAACCTGGATTGATTCGATTTTATAAAGACTATGCTGAAGGCAATTATCTTACCATTTATCAAATGAATGAGGTTGGAAAAGATATTTTTAAACATAAATTAATAAACGTTTATCCGATTCGCTTGAGTGCGATGAATCTAAGTTGGGAAGAAACGAATACGTATCAAAGATTTGATGTAACATTTGCATATCAATATTATGAATGGGAAATACCTGAAGCTGCTTAACTATAATTTTTTGGAGATTTACAATGCCTTTACCTAAAATTGATTCACCTATTTTTGAGTTGACATTACCATCCACTGGCGAACAAATCAAATACAGACCCTTTCTAGTAAAAGAGCAGAAAATTCTTTTGTTTGCTTTGGAAGGTGGCGAACAAAAAGATATGATATCTGCTATAAAACAAATCATTTCAAATTGTTCTATTACGCCCGTAGATGTTGAAAAACTTCCAACTTTTGATTTAGAATACTTTTTTGTTCGATTGAGAGCAAAGTCTATTAGCGAAACTGTAGATTTAATTATGAGACATGCTAATGGTACAAATAGTAAGGATGAAGAATGCGACGGTGAAGTTAGAGTGAAGTTTAATCTTTTAGATTTAGAAGTTGTTAAAAATGAAAATCACATGGACAATATTGTTTTAGATGAGATTAAAAAGATTGGTGTAAAGTTAAAATATCCTACAATGAACATGAGCAACCTTGATCTTGATGGAAATAAGACTCAAATGGATATCGCTACAGAAAGTATTATTCATAGCATAGATTACATCTATGACGAGGACAATATTTACAAAAAAGAAGATACATCCAAAGCTGAATTGGTAGAGTTTATCGACAATCTTTCACAAGAACAGTTTACTAAACTTGCTACATTTTTTGAAACTATGCCTAAACTTAAACACAAAATTAAATGGAAATGCAATAAATGTAGAATGGAAGAAGAAACTGAACTGGAGGGTATGGCAAATTTTTTCGACTTTTGATGGGGCATGACAATTTGCTTTCTTACTATAAAACAAATTTCAACCTCATGCAACATCATAAATATAGTTTATCAGAGTTGGAAAATATGTTTCCTTTTGAACGTGATATTTACATACTGTTACTAAGCCAACACATAGAACAAGAGAACCAAAAAATAGCTCAACAACAGAGTACGTCAAAAGGAAGAAGATAATGGCATTTCAATTTGGAGTAAAAAAAGAAGAACCAAAAGTAGAAGAGCCTAAGAAGGAAGAGCCAGCGGAGACTGCGAATAAAGAAGATTGGATGACAAAAAAATGGCGTCCAATGATGGCAATCATGTATATGATTTGTTGTCTAGCAGACTTTGCTATTTTTCCTATCATGTTTACGATTGTTCAATTTTGGGAAACTCAAGCAGCAAATGATGCATTCCGTCAATGGGTGCCAATCACACTTCAAGGTGGTGGTTTATTTCATGTAGCGATGGGTGCAGTTTTAGGTGTCACAGCATTTGGCCGTACGCAGGAAAAGATTGCAGGTGCTGCTAACGGTACACCAACTCCAACATTAAGTTCTACACCTCCTTCAATGTCTGGTCCTCAAATGAGTGGTGGTTATACTCCACCAGTTAGAAGCATGCCGCCATCATACAATGATCCTTATTCAAATGGATCTGTTACAACAAGTTCAACGACAACAACCACGACAACAACTGGCGCACCAAATTTAGCAAGAATTCGCCAGCTTGATCCGGATAATGTATTTGAACGTGGATAAATTAAATGGCTAACTACGCAAAATCTCTCGGTGAAATGGCTACCGAGAGGGCTTCAGATACCGTTAAAGGATTTGGTAGAAGTCTCAAAGGCGCATTTTTGTCAGAGACACCAGCTTTGACTGGTGTTATGTCTTTTAGTAGAGAATTACAAAAGCGTGCTGAAAAACAATCTGATAATAAAATAGAAGACGCTACAAAAGAAGTTGCACAAGAGCAACGAAAGAATAACGTTATAAGTCTTGAAATGGTTCGACAATTAAGAGCCATCAACGGAAACATTGCGGCTCAAAATAGAATAGCTGCAAAAGCTGAAATACGCAATTCTAAAGCAGCGGCGTTCGCTGAAGAAGCTGAAAAAGAAAAAATTATTCGTGATGAAAAATTATTAAAAGCAATCGAAAAGATTGGTGCTAATGATAGTGCATGGAAAGGTAGAAAGCCTGGTGATACTACAACCGGCGGTGGCATTTTAGATTTCATTAAAAATATTTTTTCTGGTAATTTAGGTGAGATTTTAGGATCAGTTGCTGGAGGCGCAGCAGGACTATACGGTCTGAAAAAAGCTGGCGATATGATAAGAAAACCAACTGCTACACCAACTACTCCACCTGCGGGTGGTGGAGGTGCTGGTGGAGGTGCTGGAGCAGCAACATCAGCGGGCAGTAAAGTGTTAAGAGGTCTTGGATTCTTAGGAAGAATTGGTGTAAGATTCTTGGGTCCCATAGGTTTATTGTATACTGCATATGAAATTTATAATGCATTAGGTACTCTATTTGGTGATAGTGGCGGTCAATGGGGTGGTAAACCTAACAATATGCCACAAAAAAATACTAACGGACTTGTTAGAAATCAATCCGGAAGAGCAATAGCGAAAGAAAGACAAACAACACAATCCGCTACAGATAATATTGCTGATAAAATTATACAAGCCGAAAGCGGTGGGCGAAATGTTGATACTCAGATAAAAGATGCCTCAGGAAAATCTACAAGCAGTGCATCAGGAATAGCACAGTTTACAAAAGGTACCTTTGAAGGATTAGTTGCAAGATCCCAACCAGGCGATCCTTTATATGAATACGAAAATGCAGAGAAAAAAATAAAAAAAGGCAACAGTTTAGTAAGTAAAAATTTTCAACTGATGAAGACAGATGTAAATCTTCAACGAGTTGCACTTGATACACTAATTAAAGCAAATTCAAGAGACTTATCAAAAGCTGGAATGCCTGTAAATGATGCAACATTATATCTAGCACATTTTTTAGGTTCAGCTGGAGCCATTAGAGCATTATCTCAATCGGACGACACACTATTAACAAATGTTATAAATCCTGATTCTTTAAAAGCAAACAAACCAATATTTGATAAACTTAAAACTGTAGGTGATCTAAAAAATTGGGCATCTGCTAAAATGGGAATGTCGAGTAATATTGCCGCAGGAAATCAAAACTTAGTGACTCAAGGAAGACTTAGTAAAGCACAAACTAATGCTGCCCTCGGTGAACTAGGTATCAATACTGATAAAGCAGTCGGCAAAAAATCTCAAAGAACTTATCGATTAAAACAAATAGCATCAGCTGGTGGTAAAGCGGACAATTTACCACCAGGATCTACACCAGAATCACCATTCATGGGTGAAGGTTTAATTGCTGATGCGGTTCAAGATGCTGCGAATGATAATCTTTCACCCAAATCTCGATCATTAGGTATTTCACCATCACCATCATCTAGCGGCACGGTTACATCAACGGGCGGTGATGCTAGCGTATTAGAATCCTTAGGCCGAATTGAAACTAACACATTGATTGCGGCAACCGCTGCCGTCAGTTCAGATAAAAGAGGAAAAAGAACCGAAGCAAGAAATGTTGCTGATAGAACACGCAGACCTGCTAAGGCTACAGCAGCAGCACAAGCAAAAGCGGATCCATTTACTCGTTATATTACCACTAAATTAAAATCAATATCAACTGGTTTAGAAAATACAACACGCCAACTATTTACTAAAACTTTAGGTGATCTTTTTGGTGTTGGTAAAGGCGCAACACGTTCTAAATTTATAAACAAAGAAGGTGTTATTCCTGGTGCTATCGGCAGTCTTGTTGAAAAGGAATTTCAGTTTGGTAAAAAACTTACACCATTCTTTACAAAAATATTTGGTAAACAATATGGTGGACAATATGGCAGAATGTTTGGTCAACTCGGTGGAATGTACGCCGACGTTGCAATCAATCAACTAGGATCAGCATTTGGTTTTGATCAAAATAGTCCGTTTGCTTTAGGACAAATTTTATCTAACTTTAGTTCAAGAGGTAAAAGTAAAAAGAAAGCCGCTGAAGATAAAAAACTTGGAAGAGAACAGTTAATTTATTCTTTGACGGGTATACCTACAGGCGGCGCTTCATTCTTGCCATTTTTACAAAAAATGGCACCAGGTTTATTCCCAGGCATGGATCCAAGTGATCCTAGATTTTATGATCCTAGATTTGCTGTCAACAGCATGGTTACAGGATTCATGGGACCACGTGGTGCGATGGCAGGTCAAATGCAAGGTATGCTTGGTATGCCATTTGGAATGATGGGAAATCCTTATGCGTCTATGATGGGCGCAGGCACTCCAATGCCTATCATATCAGGCTTTTCAAGTAGACAATTAATTGCTGGTGGACCAGGTGGATTTGGATATGGTGGAAATACAACAAGTGCTAGAGATAGGGCTACAACAATAAAAGTTGATCCTAATTCAGATTATGCAAGAGAGCAAGCGGCTATAGCCGAAGCAAATGGTCTACAAGTTGAAGCAATCACGGAACAAACTCAAGTCAACGAATCAGGATTTAGTGGATTAGCAAACACATTCACTGAAGGTATTTCAGGAATGATGAGAGGTTTGAGTGGAATGGTATCTGGATTATTCACCGGTGCACCGATGGGCGGTGGCGGTGGTGGATTTAGTTTAGGTAATATATTTGGTGGTGGCGGAACAAGTAGTGGCGGAGGTGGTTTTAGTTTTGAGAATATGCTTGGTAGTTTTGGTAGTGGTATTGCAAATCTAGGATCAATGTATCTTGGAAGTAAAATCTCTTCTAAAGTTATAGGATCTAAAAATCCTTTAGTTCAAACTTTAGGATCAATGTTGATTGGACAGGGCGTTAAAGGTGTAGCAGGAATGGCTTTAAACTCCATGGGATTTGGAGGAGTGTCTTCAGCGTTAGGTCTTTCAGGTGCAGCATCAGGATTAAGTTCAATTGGTAGTGCATTGTTTGGATCATCGGTTCCCGCAGCTGGTGCGATGTATGCCGCACCGACTACAGGTATTTTAGGTAGTTTGGGCGGACTTGGCACCGCTATAGGAGGATTTGGATCAGCACTTGGTGGAGTAGGATCAGCATTGATGACTGGTCTTTCTGGTGGTGGTTTTGCGGCGTTAGGTCCTGCATTAGGAGCACTTGCAACTAATCCTGTAGGATGGGCAATACTAGGTGCAGCAGCACTTTTTGGACTTAATAAGAAAGAAGATCATAGAGCGTCATATTCATTATCGATGGCGTCAGAGAGTCCTGAGGATGGTAATTTAGGATCGGGTAGAGGAACAAAGCAGGAAATGATAGATTCTGCTAAGATGATGGGCAAATTAGCATGGGCAACAGCAAAACGCATTGAAGGTTATTCGGGAGTTAAAGCAGACTTTCAAAGAATTGGCGCAAGTCTTCATGGCAATACAAAAAGTTTTTATTTGAATTTTGATAACGGTGAAACAAAAGTCACATCTCTTGATGATTTTGCAAAGAATCCGAAGAGTGCTTCAAATAAGATGATAGGCATGATTCAAACAAGATTTAAAAAAATCGCACAAGGAGATAAAACAAAAGAGGCGGCAATTAACAAAGCTGCAAGCGTGACTCGTACAGCAAGCACACCTGAAAAAGCTATATCAGCATCTTTTAATCCACCGCCACCAAAGTCAACATCAAGTTCAAATCCTATTTCTAAAACTACAACAACATCAACAACTGCAACTAAATCGGTTGTTGTTCCAATTTTACCATCAACATGGAAAAATTATACCGCACAAGAAAAGATAGATTATTTTAATAGAAATAAAATTACTCCAGCGCAACTAAGTAAACTTGGAGTGTCTGATGCTGACATCAATGCCATCAAAGATTTGGGATATACTGTTACAGATACTACTACAACACCTCCAGCTACTCCTACAACACCTCCAGCTACTCCTGCTGCAACACCGACGGTGCCTGTAAATCAAACACCCGCATCAACGTACAATGATTTACAGGAGAAAGCAAATCAGGCAACATCATCAGAAACAACTCCGACAAATAATAATGTCCTAAGTAACGTTGGTAATACGGTAGATCAAAGCACTAAAGTTACAAATATTGTAAATCGTGGAATGTATGATGATTCAATAGCAAAGTTTGGATCTTTTAGATCATCAGAGTTTGGAATGCAACTGCAATAAAAAAGGGTGGCATTTCTGCCACCCAAAAGACTACTCAGTCAAGGAGAATCAAAAATCAATCTTCTTCTGCTAACTTTTCAAAATAACTTAAATCTTCATCACCACCATCGTCAGCAGCAGTCTTCGTAGCAGGTGCAGTCTTTTGTTGTGCAACTCTTTCAACAACTGGAGATCCACTCGCAATTGCACCAACAGCACCAGCAATTCCTAGAACAACATTTAAGCGTTCTTTAATTTGATCATAAGACTTAAAGTTAGTCTTATCCAAGAATTCTGTAAGTTTATATTCAGACTTCCAAATACGCTCTAAGTCATCGTCATCTTTAGACAATGGACTTGGCTTATCAAATTCTGATTTGTCATAGTTTTGATAACCTTCAACTTTGCGAATTTTCAGT